TCTCTTCACAGACTCAGATGAGCCCGGAAAGGCTCTACACAAGGAACTGCTACACAGATTCGGAAGAGACAGGTGCTGGTATGTAGTCATTCCAGAGGACTGCAAGGATGCTAATGAAGTGCTAGTCAAGCATGGGAAAGACAAGCTAGCTAGCGTCATAGACAACGCACAACCATATCCCGTTGAAGGCTTGTACACCGCTAACGACTATTACGGCAAGCTGCATGATCTATACAACGGAAACTATGAGAAGCCACTAGACATAGGAATATACGGATTAGACGACATATACAAGATAATGAATGGCACCTTCCATACAATAACAGGCATACCGAACCACGGTAAGTCTCTATTCTTAGATCAGATACTTATAACCCTTGCAGAGAACCACGGATGGAAGTTCGCTATCTTCTCACCTGAACACAGCACGGAGTTCCACATAAGAAGGATGGCACAGATGTATAAGGGAAAGGCGTTTGACGAGGGTTTCACAAACAGGATGGATAGAACCGAGCTTGACCAGGCAATAAACTTCATACACGAGCACTTCTACTTCATAGAGACAAGAGACCACGTTCCCAGCATTGACCTGATACTATCAATAGCCAAGAGCTGCATATACAAATACGGAATCAACGGATTGGTCATAGATCCTTTCAACGAGGTGAGCGCGAAGAGAGAGGGGAACACGAGGGAGGACGAGCACATAAGGGACTTCATATCGCTCTGCAAGCGGTTCTGCAGACTGCATGAGATAGTTACATGGGTGGTAGCGCACCCTACAAAGCTGCAGAAGGGAACGGATGGAAACTACGCGGCGCCCTCAGCGTACGACATAAGCGGTGCGGCCCACTGGCACAACATGGCTGACGCCGTACTGACTGTCCACAGGGATTTTGACACGAGCACTACCAACGTTATAACTAGGAAGATAAGGGAGCAGGATCTTTACGGGAAGATAGGTGAGGCCAGCTTCTACTACAACTACAACGAACACAGGTTCACCCCCTCAAACAAGATGTCGGCTGGTAACTGGAGAGACCACGACTTTGACGAGTAGTCTCATTGTTCCCTTTTTGGAATCTTTCATATATCATTCCGAGAACAAGTGAGAAAAAATGAGTAAAATTCAGGCAACAAACAAACTCAACCCTGATATCAAAAGAGAGATCAGAGACCTATATGTGAGAGGCATAGACGAGGAAGACGGAAAGATCAGGCATCACACACTAGAGGAGCTTAGGATAAGGTTCAAGGTAGCTAAATCAACACTTTACAGGGTAGCAAAGCAAGAGAACTGGCAGAAGGAAAGAGAAGAGTTTCAGGACAAAATTAGAACTGAGACAGACGTGAGAAAAAGAAGAGAGATAGTAAACGAGTCCAGCCAGTTTGACCTGAACAGTCTCACTCTAGCAAAGGCGCTCATGGCTACTGTAGGGCAGAACATAAGAAAGAACACAGACAACATAAATAGCGGCGCAAGAGGACTAGCACCGGCTCAACTAAATTCATTGGCAAATGCGGCACTATCCGCGCAGAGACTAGGGAAACTCGCACTGGGCGAGACAACCGATAACGTAAACATAAATGCAGACACAGAAAACGAAGCCTTCAGAAGAGCTATGGAACTGCTTGACACAGTTGCAGACGGAAGAAGAGAAGGCAACGATAAGCCTATACACTGAGTGGCTCAATACCGCTAGAGCGAAACAGTTACAGCCCGTAGAAAAGCACTACATATGGCTGATACTGGCTGGAAGGGGTTGGGGAAAAACAAGGACAGGAGCGCAGGACATAGCTTTGTATGCACTGAGAAACCCGGGGACAATTTGCGCGGTAGTAGCACCAACTCATGGCGACCTAAGAAGAGTATGCTTTGGCGGACCCAGCGGTCTACTAACGATAATACCTGAGGAGTGTTTCAGCAAGACCAAAGACATGAAAGGCTACTCACAGAGCACCTCGGAGATAAGGCTACACAATGGTTCCAAGATAATAGGATACGCGGCATCCGAGCCAGAGAGATTGAGAGGACCGCAGTTTCACAGAGCCTGGGCGGACGAGTTGGCGGCTTGGAGGTATCCAGAGAGCTTTGATATGCTGTCTTTCGGTCTGCGTCTTGGCGACAATCCACAGTGCGTGATAACGACAACACCTAAACCAACTAAGATAATAAAAGACCTGATGGACAGGCAGGACGTATTCGTTACGACAGGTAGCACTTTTGAGAACCAAGACAATCTAGCCGACTCCGCTCTAACAATGCTGAGAGAGAGATACGAGGGCACTACCATGGGAAGACAGGAGCTGTACGCCGAGATCATAGAAGACTTTGACGGTGCACTCTGGAACAGCAAGATGATTGACGCAGAGAGGTTGCCTGAGGATACAGAGAGAGAACTGAAGAGAATAATAGTGAGCATAGATCCCGCAGTGACGGCGAACAAAGATTCGGATGAAACAGGCATAGTAGTAGTAGGAAAAGACTATACGGACAGATACTACGTGATAGACGACATATCCGGCATATACACACCTGACAAATGGGCAAGGCTAGCTGTTGACGCCTTCTACGAGTACCAGGCTGATCTCGTAGTCGCTGAAGTTAACAACGGTGGAGACCTAGTGGAGAGATTAATAAGATCGGTTGATTCCAACTGTCCATACAGAGCGGTTAGAGCAACCAGAGGTAAGATGCTGAGAGCAGAGCCCATAAGTGCGCTCTACGAACAGAAAAGAGTGAGTCACATAGGATATCTACCTGAGTTAGAACAACAGATGATATCATACACCGGAGAAACTAATACTTCCCCTGACCGACTTGATGCTTTAGTATGGGGATTGACGGAGTTGAGCCGTTCAAGAGGTGACGTAAATTGGAGGATTAGCTAATGGCTAAGTTGATTGATAACCTGAAGAATGTTTTCCAGATACAACCAGAGATCAAGGAGAGTCCCGGAATGGTCGGTTACTTCGGAGTAGGCTCGTCTCATTCAAGAAAGTACACTTACGAGGAATTAGCAGAAGAAGGCTACATGCGAAACAGCATAGTCTATAAATGCGTAAACGAGATATCCAGAGGCGCTAGTTCGGTGCCTTACAATTTGAGAGCAGGGGACGTAGTACTAGAGAGTCACCCTCTTTTGTCGCTAATAGACAGACCTAATCCCCTGCAATCAAACACAGAATTCCTGAATAGCGTATTCGGATACCTGTTGTTGAGCGGAAACTGCTACATCTTGAAGGTAGGCGCAGAGATGGGACCGCCTAAGGAACTGCACTTGTTGAGACCTGACAGAATAAGAATAAAAGGAAACGGAAAGGCTATACCCTCGTCTTATGAATACGTGCTTGGAGGAAGGGTTCAACAGGTCTTCCCCGTAGAGGAATCAACCGGAGAATCTGAGCTCAAGCAGATCAAGCTATTCAATCCTATGGACGATTACTATGGTTTGTCTCCAATGTCGGCGGCTGCCATAGAGGTAGACCAACACAATATGGCAGGCAAGCACAACATCAATCTTCTCAGCAATGGTGCTAGACCAAGTGGAGCGGTCATATTTAAACCGCAGGATGACGCGGGAATATCGGTCAATCTATCGGAATCACAGAGACAACAGTTGTTATCAGACCTGAACAACAGATTCAGTGGGACATCTAACGCAGGCAGACCTCTATTGCTTGAGGGAGACTTCTCCTGGCAAGAGATGGGACTAAGTCCTCGCGATCTAGACTTCCTGAATCTTAAACACATGGCGGCGACTGACATAGCACTCTGTTTCGGAGTCCCAAGTCAACTGGTAGGAGTACCTGACGCACAGACATACGCTAACGTTGCCGAGGCAAGACTAGCGCTGTACGAGGAGACTATAATTCCTCATCTTAGAAAGATAGAGTCGGACCTTAACGAATGGCTCGTGCCCATGTTCGGAGAAGGTCTCACATTCTCCTTTGACATAGACAAGATACCGGCTTTAGCGGAGAGAACTAGAAAGGTATACGAGAACGTAACCGTGGCAGTAAGGGAAGGGATAATGACCAGAAACGAAGCCCGGGAGCAGTTAGGTCTGTCCAGAATGGAAGGTGCAGATGAACTGTACATATCGGCAACACTATTTCCTTTAGGAGCAGAGGAGGCTCCTCAACCCGAAAACCCTACTAAGGAAGAAGAGCTTGAGGCATATGAGGAAGACTACGATGACTACGAGGAAGAGGACGAAGTCACTCTAAAAGCGATATCTGACATAGACTTCAAGCCTACAGACGGAATGGTAGCCGAAGCTATAAAAGGATTGGAATGGAGAAAAGAGTTCAACAGAGGCGGAACAATGGTAGGTGTCGCAAGGGCAAACTCAATAAAGAACAGAGAGTCTCTATCTGTATCTACAGTAAAAAGGATGCACAGCTTCTTCTCTAGGCATGAGGTAGACAAGCAGGCAGAGGGATTCAGCCCGGGTGAAGAAGGATATCCCAGCGCTGGACGAATAGCATGGGCTCTATGGGGAGGAGACGCTGGACAGTCCTGGGCGAAGAAGAAGAGAGACCAGATTGAGAGAGAGTCCGCAAAATACTTAGACCTAGAAGAGTATGAATTCCTACCGTTTGACGAGGAGAAGGCACCAGCGGTATCTGAGAAAGTTAAAGACGCTCTAAGAGAAAAGGTAAAGGAACACAATGACAAGTACGGAGACAATCCATCAAAGAGGGTAAATCTGCGCATGCTAACAGCAGTTTTCCGTAGGGGCGTCGGTGCGTACAATACTAATCCCTCCAGCGTGAGACCTTCTGTTAGAAGACAGGGTGGACAGGACAGGTGGGCTTATGCCAGGGTCAACGTCTTCCTAGGCGCCGTAAGGACAGGCAAATTCAAGAGAGCAAAGTTTGATACCGATTTGCTTCCAAAGGGGCACCCTCTAAGCACTAAATGAGCGCTCTCCAACAGAAGAGAATAAGCAGATTCAGGAGAGGAAGAGTAAGCGCTGCGAAAGAGCACAGAAAGCAGCTAAGAATAAGAAACAAACTTGAGCGCCAACTACTGAGAAGGCTTACATCATTATTCGGCAAGTTCGTCAACACAAGAGCCTATCTGTTCAGGGAGTTCGGTCAATACGATTCAGCTATAGCATCAAGAGACCTTCAAGAGGAATTGATACCATTGATGCAAAGTCATTACAGGAGGGTTTACCAGAGCGTTTTCCAAGAGAACAACAAGACTAACACTCTGCAGGAGCAGAAGGACGATGTATTCGTCTTTGACAAGAACAAGGACTTAGAGCCTTTCCTGAACAATTACTTCAAAGAGAGAAATCTCATACTTGTCGGAATCTCTGCTAACGTGGCGAACAGAGTAAACAAGGTCATAAGAGACGGAAGGGCAGAGAACCTGACACTGATAGAGATAGCTCGCAACATAGAGAGAATAAGAGGCATAACTAGAACAAGGGCAGCGACCATAGCAAGAACAGAGACGCATAACGCAGCCGGATTCGCTCACCATAACTACTATCAGGAGGTAGCGAAAGACTATGGAGCTAACCTGAAGAAGAAATGGGTAGCAGCCAATGACGAGAGAACAAGAACATCCCATGCAGAGATGAATGCGAAGGAAGCAATAGGCATGGACGAGAGTTTCATTGTAGGCGGAAAGAAGATGAAACACACGGGAGACCCTGATGGAGGACCGGCAAACAACATCAACTGTCGTTGCGTAATAATCTACGTAGACGAACAAGATGTTGTGCTTGATTAATTGTTCAGATACTATATGTTGACATAATGCCAATACCTAAACCTAAAACCGGAGAAAGTAGAAGCAATTTTATGAGTCGTTGTATGGGAGATAAGACTATGACCGATGAATACGATAATGACCAAAGGCTAGCTGTCTGTAACGCAAGTTACAATTCCAAGGGGGAAGAACAGGTCAACGATGAGAAGAGAGAGGTGCGAAAGGACGTCTTCACGACTGAGGAAGAGGCAGAGGCAAGAGCAGAGGAGATCGGATGCTCTGGAACCCACACGCACGATGAAGATGGTAACACCGTCTACATGCCTTGCAGTTCACACGCAGACTACACGAGACTAACAGGTGAAGAGCTTGACAGCGAAGAGGCCGGTTACGGTTACGGTGGTCCCATGAAACCAAAGAAGAAAAAACCAAAGAAAAAGGAAGAAGACTGTTCATGCGAAGAGCAGACAGACAACATAGAAGACATTAAGAGCTTCATGGACTTCAAGACCGAGCTGGTCGCTACCGAGGATGACGGCACATTTGAGGGCTATGGTTCTGTATTCAACAACACTGATCTAGGAAACGACGTCATAAAAGACGGAGCCTTTACAAGAACACTCAGAAGAAGAGGTGCCAAGGGAGTAAAACTGCTCTATCAGCACAAGACGGATATGCCAATAGGCGTATTTACTGAAATGAGAGAAGACGATCATGGACTTTATGTGAAAGGACAACTTGCCTTGGGTACTACTTCTGGAAGAGACGCATACGAACTCATGAAGATGGGTGCATTAGACGGATTGTCAATAGGCTTCAAGGTAAATCCGCAGGAAGTGAGCTACGACAAGAGAAGTGGCAAAAGAATTATTAAAGAATTAGATTTGATGGAGATAAGTCTCGTAACTTTCCCTATGAACCCGAGAGCGACGGTTCGTTCGGTTAAGGGCGAGGAAATCTCAATCAGAGAGTGGGAGAACGGATTGCGTGATGCTTTTGGTTTGTCTCGCTCAGAATCTAAGGTTGCAGCAAAGGCTGTTAATCAGGCATTTACTCAGCGAGAGGTTGATGATGATGCTGAACTCGTAGAAGCGATTAAAACATTAACATTAACCATTAAAAAACTGTAAGGAGTTGATTATGTCGGAAGATATAAAAACGTTAGTACAGGATCTAGCTGAGTCTCATGAGGAATTCAAGAAGGCTTATGACGAGAAACTGGACGCGTTAGAATCTGGTAAAGGTCACGACACTCTTTTAGACGACAAGATTGCTAACATAGAGAGCAAACTTGACAGTCTTGAAGACATTAACCAAGCCGTGACTAAAGCCCAACTTTCACAGGACAACATCAAAGAGCAGGTTGAGCAGCTTGAAACGGTCATGAAAAGACCTAACTCAGGCTACGAAGCTAAGCAAATTGACGAGACCTGTGAGGCTTTCTCTAAATTTGTGCGTAAAGGCATTGAAAACCTTGAGCCAGACGAGAAGAAGGCTTTAACTGTCAGCAATGACTCAACCGGTGGATATCTAGCACCACCTGAATACGTGAGAGAGTTACTTAAAACTGTAACTGAAATCTCGCCTGTTCGTTCAATCGCTAGAGTAAGAAGCACTGGACAGAGATCAATCCAGGTGCCCAAGAGATCGGGACAATTCTCGGCCCAGTGGGTGTCTGAGCAAGGTACTAGATCAGAGACAACGGGTTACAACGTTGCTCTAGAAGAGATACCTGCGCACGAGCTATATGCTTTGGTTGATATCTCCGAGCAAAACTTGGAAGATACTGTCTTTGACTTGGAAGCTGAAATGCAATCAGAGTTCGCAGAGCAATTTGCTAAAGCTGAAGGAACTGCATTCGTAAGCGGTAATTCTGTCGGTAAGCCAGAAGGTCTGCTAACTAACGGCGACGTAGGTGAAGCTAACTCGGGCAACGGAACTGCGTTGCTTGCTGATGGTCTCATCACCTTGGTTCACAGCATCAAATCTGAGTACAGCAGAAACGGTTCTTTTGTTTTCAACAGAAGCACACTATCTGCCATCAGAAAGCTGAAGGACACAGCCGGTCAATACGTCTTCCAAGCGGGTATGTCATTACAGGGCGGTGTTCCTAACACTATCTTGGGCTACCCTTATGTAGAAGCTACAGACATGCCGGACGTCGGTGCAGGCGCTTATCCTGTATTGTTCGGTGATTTCGCTAGAGCCTACATGATAGTAGACAGAGTTGCTTTGGCAGTAAGTAGAGATCCTTTCACGCAAGCCACTTCAGGAAACGTCAGATACGTAGCCAGAAGAAGAGTAGGCGGACAGGTCGTACAAGCCGAAGCTATTGTTAAACAAAAAGTATCAGCTTAAGTAAGGAGTAAATTATGCAAGACCTATCTAATAATATTAATCCTGCTGTTTCCATAATCAACGCGGTGAAGACTGCTGCTGGCAATGGAACAGGTGTTGATCTACAAGGATACGAAAGTGCAACCGTATTAGTTGACGTCGGAGCGGAAGGAGATACTCTTTCTAGTTCCGTTTATTTTGAGGTTTCTTTAGAAGAATCTGATGATGACTCAACTTATACTGATGTGGCTCAGGCTGACATCGTGGACGGTACTATAGCCTCAGGGGGAATCTTCCTGAAGCTAGACGGTACAGCAGGAGGAAACCCTGATTCAGCAGGTGGTATCTTCCGCGTAGGCTACGTTGGCAACAAGAGATACATTAGAGTTGTATTAGCTAAGACTGGAACTCACTCCAACGGTACACCCATAGGTGCTATGGTTGTGAGAGGAGCGGCTAGACATAGCGTAGACAACGCTTTCACAGCACATAACGCTTAATTTAGCATGGGAACGTGGGGGTTTTGCCCCCACAACCCTAAGGGAGAAAACAGATGTCAAAAAGTTACAAAATATTAGTTCCTAAACCCGGATCCTCCAACAAAGACGGATCAGACGTAAGGTTATACCAGGCAGACGAGGTGGTGGAAGCAAGCGCCAAGTGGCAGGCTGAGATAATGGAGACATTCGTAGAGAACGGATGGGCCATAGAGGTCAAAGCTGAAAAGGGAGCCGAAGAGGAAGGTGAACCTGTAAGAGCGAGAGACGATAAAGGACACTATATAGCAGACGATCCTAGCACTCCGGACGTCAACGAGGCGTACGAAGGGGGAAAGACTCCTAAGAAGACGACTCGTAAGAAAAGAACCACTAAGAAAAAGACTTAGAACTTGTACAGCAATCACTATTTAGTGATATCATTTCTTAAGCAGATGCTAACGATGGTAGACACCATGAACATTACAAGGAAAAAACATGAGTGCAGGCTATCATCATTTCATCATAGAACAGGGAGCGACCTTCGGGCAGACTCTCACATTAAAGGACTCTAGCGATACTTTAATCAATCTCACCGGCTACACGTCGGCAGAAATGGACTTGAGGGAGACTCCTGAGAGTTCATCTGAGGTCATAACACTCACCACAGCCAACAACAGAATAGCATTGGGCGGCTCGGCTGGCACGGTGACACTAACCATTTCAGCAGCAGATACGGCTAATCTGACCGCAGGAGACGGTGTTTTTGACCTTGAGATAGTAGATGGTAGCAGTAGGGTGTATCGCATCTTAGAGGGCACTTATACGATCAGGAGGA